AGCTTTTAAATTTGGCATGCCATATGTAAAAGGTGCTAGTAAAGAATTTCAAAAAAAGTTTACAAAAGAATATGCAGAGAATAGAGCTGCTGGATTAAGCTCATCTTCTGCTTTTAAAGAATCTGCTGAAACAGTTAATAAAGAATTAAAAGAATTTCCTAAGAAAAAAAGAAAATAATGGGTGGTTTAAGAAAAAAAGAATTGAGAACTGATAAGGATCTCACTCCAAAACAAAAAATGTTTGTTGAGATAATGGTGCAAGATCATGGTCAGATAACTCAAGCTGAAGCATTAAAACGTGCAGGATATGATTGTAAAGATATAAATAGTGCTAGATCCACTGCCTCACAATTATTAAATAGAAGAATTAATCCTCATGTTGCAAAATATTACGATAAGAGATTTGAACAAGAAGTTAAAAAATATGAAAGTGACAATCTAAGACGTTACAAAAGATTTGAAAGATTATCTGATAAGGCCGAGAAAAAAGATCAGTTTGCTGCTGCTATAAATGCAGAGTACAGATCAGGTCAACTAGCAGGAGCTTTCATAGATCGAAAAGAAGTAAGAGTAACTGGTTTGGAGGGAATGTCACGTGAGGAACTTGAAAGTAAACTCAAAGAACTCTCAGAAAAAATCGATGGCCATAATGCAAAAACCATCGAGTCTGAAGCGACAGTTATTTCTGAAAAGAGCTAGCTGGTCTGTATGGATTAAGGAGTTTAACAAAGTGCACAATCCTACAATGTTTACTTCTGTAGGTGTTGTTGAGGTAAATATAGATGAGAAAAAAAATAGCTATACCAAAAAAAGTAAAAAACCAAATAGATAAATTTCCTATGGTTGCTGTTGAATGGTATGACATTGTTTCAAACAGCTCATGGTCTACTTTTGATGAGATTAAAAAAGCTAAATTAGCTACTTGTATTACAAAAGGACATTTACTTTCTCAAACAAAAGGCGTTACAAGATTGTTTGGTGATTACTCATTTGCTGATAATGGTGTCGATATTGAAAGTATTGGTAACACTACTATTATTCCAAACTCTGTAATTAAGGATATTAAAAAATTAAGTTAATTAATGACAATAAAAGCACAAGAATCTAGACTATGGCAAAAGGTCAAAAAGAACTTAACTAATTTTTATTTAACACGCATAGAATCTAGCACAATCAATGGTATTCCTGATATTCATGCAGCTAATCATGATCATGTTTTTTGGATAGAACTTAAATCTGATGAGTTTAATTATCCTAAACTTAATAAGTGGCAAATTGTATGGATAAACAAATATATTAAGGCTGGTGGTAAGATAATTATCTTCAAAGAGACCCTCTCGAAGAGGTCTCTTAAACTGTACAGACCGGTGTCCAGTTTCACTGATCCTCGCACCCTCGTCTCGTTTGCCTCGTTCTCGTTCCCGTTACAATGGCCAACCATCCAGCGGGACCTGCAGACGGAGCTGCTGGAGCACGCAGCGTGATCTCGTTCTCGTTGGTAAACCTCGCTCGTTCTCGCACAGCGAACACCGGCTGGGCCCATCCTGCAGACGGAGGCATCTCCTGCTGGGAAGCTCGTTGTCGTTCCCTGCCCCTCGTTTTTTTTCACTCTTTGTTAGTTACGGGGGGCTGGGAAAGGCAGCCCAGCAGCACACTTCGTGTTGACAGTTGTCCCATGATGTCGTATCGTTAGTAAACAAAGGAGAAAGAATGGCAGTTGATTTTGAAGCACTGGATCTCGTTCGAAGCGAGAACAAATCTCGTTCACATCAAAGTAAAGTTGGGGAGCTCACGCAGCAGAATAAGATGCTCCGTCAGCTGGTAGCTGATGCGATTACAATGGTAAAAGAATTAGAGAAAGATGATTATTGCGCATACAGTGATATCTTGGAAAAGAGATTAGATAATATATAATACAGCTGCTCTGGTAAGGATACACGGACAACTTACCAGGGCCTGAAAAAACTTCTTGACATTTATCCCATGAGGTCTTATGTAAGGTCTGCGCACTTCAGGAGTCTTGGACCATGATGGCTAATTCAGGGTTGATCGCTGCGCTGGCTTGAAACAAATAAAAACTGAAGTGACGCTAACTAACAAAGGAGAATCTCGATGAAGCTCGAAAAATTAAATAAGAAAGTTAACAAGCAGGACGCGCCATCCGCTGCAGATGCCGCGAAGGAAGACAAACCTGAAGCAGGGAAAACCTATGCGTTAACCGGTGGTCCCGGAGAACGATGCATTGCTAATGGTTACTCTTGGAGGGACAGTGTCGTTGGGGAGGACAATTGATGATCTCGTCTCGTTTAGAACACAGCGGGCACCAGCTGCAGGGAGCTGCTGCTGGTGCAGACTGGGCACGCAGATGGTAATGCTTACTTTGTATTTATTGCTACTAGTACTCTTCCCGAATGCAATACTGTTAATCACAGGTATACTAGTTCTCGCCCTCGCATCAGCCTTCTAGATTCTCGCTCGTTTGACTAACAACTGGCATGGCTTCCCTGCTGGGAAAGGACTGCCCCCCTGCTGGGGAAGGACGGATTTCTCTGCGATGAGATGTGTGGGTCTTCGTTCTAGTTTAGAATGGTTCTAAAAAATAATACTTGCGTTTAGTATCCCACTTTGATAAGACGAGGGTTAAACTTTAACAAAGGAGTTATAATGGGACTTGATATGTATGCCTTCCGACATAAGGGCGAAAGGATAGACCAAAAGACAGATAGAAGTAAATTAGAAGGAACTGAAAGACAACCAATACTATTTGCCGATTGGAGAAAGCATAACCGATTGCAGGGATTTATGCAGGAGTTATATGATGAGCAGAATCCTGATAGTTCAACAAAAGGGTGGAATGATTTTAATTGTGTTCCTCTTTACTTGTCGCGCAAAGATTTAGACGCATTAGAAGAGGCAATAAGATCTCGAACTTTACCAGAAACAGGTGGTTTCTTCTTCGGTCAAGACAGTTACACGTGGGAAGGTGAGCAGGAAGATATGAAAGCAACTGATCTAAAGTTTGTCGCTGACGCAAAGAAATATCTTAATGAAGGATTTCAGGTGTTTTATGAGTGTTGGTGGTAAGAAGAATAATGGTGAGGCAACAAATGTTGCCTCGCTTAAAAGAAGGCGTGAACTCGTTGCTCGTAAAAGACAAGAATTAGCAATGAAGGAAATGGAGTACCTAGTAAAGGGACTTGAAAAAGTCTTTGGAAAACAAATGCAACTAGAGGTTGAGCCAAATGTTATTAATATTACTGATAAACTTAATAAAAAAAAGTTAAATTAGCTGTTGCAATAATAATGGGATTTGATAAGACATTGGAGTATTCATAAGAATACATTAACTTAACAAAGAGGTCTTATGACACAAGTAGCAAAAAGACTAAAACAAGATGAAAAAAAAGTAGTTTTGTCTTATGTCCAATTAAAGCTTAAAGCAAATAGACTAAATAAAGAGTTAGATACAATGAAACAGAACATTGTTGATTGCTTTGAGCGAACAAAACAAAACTTAATCATTGTTCAAGATGAACATGGAAATAGTTTTGGATTGCAAAAAATAAATCGTAAAAGAAAAAAGTTTGAAACAGCAAACTTTAAAATTGCTCATAACGATTTATATAATAAATTCACTACTGAAATAGTTTATAGTGAATACAAAGCAATAGGTGATAACAATGGCAAATAATGATTTAATCAATATTGCAAACGTGTTGAGTGAAAAACTCAACACGTCAACACCGACATCATTAGCAGATATGGTTATTGATAATGGAGTTAAGAAACAACTCAATTATGAAATAATGTTTCAACTGTTAATGGGTGAGTGTGAAAAACACATTTTAGAAAATGTTGGTAACCCTGTTGTAGATGAGTTTAAAGACAATGTATTAAAGAAATTTAGTACGTTGGTACAGGCGTTACATTCAAAAGAATAATTAATTATGACACCAATGGCGTTTAACAACGCCATTGGTGTATCTACTTTACAAGGCTCAAATAATCTAACAAACACGTACCGATAAATAGCCATCTAAGTTCGCGTTCAGGGGTGGGTGCAAAACCGACAAAGAGGTTTACAAAGTAGGATATACAAATATACTAGGGTCCCAAACGGTATGAATATAGAGCATCTTACAGAAGAAGAATTAAAAGACTTAATTTTTAAAAAGCAGTTGGAGTGGATCAAGTTATGCCAGGATGATTTTTTGGTTTTTGCAACTGCAGTTTGGCAAGATTTTATTTATCGTAAAACAAAGGACCCAAAGAGCTACGGTCACCATCAAATAATAGCTAATGCTTTTCAGGATATAGCCTTTGGTGATGAAAAGAGGCTCATCATCAATATGCCCCCTAGACATACAAAATCAGAATTTGCATCTTACCTTTTCCCGGCCTGGATGATTGGTAGGAATCCTAAAATGAAAATTATGCAGGTATCACACAACGCTGAACTTGCTTCAAGGTTCGGTAGCAAAGTTAGAAATTTAATGAACAGCAGGGAGTATAAACAAATTTTTGGAGATGTTACACTGAGAGAAGATAGTAAAGCAAAAGGTAGGTGGGAAACCAATCACGGTGGTGAGTACTTCGCAGCGGGTGTAGGCGGTTCGATAACGGGACGAGGGGCCGATTTGCTAATTATTGATGATCCACATACTGAGCAAGATTCTATGTCTGACTCAGCGATGGATCGTGCGTACGAATGGTATAATTCAGGACCCAGACAACGTTTACAACCAGGAGGTAGAATTTGTGTTGTAATGACAAGATGGGCTACCGATGATTTAACAGGAAGGCTCATCAAATCACAAACAGAGCCAAAAGCAGATAAATGGAAAGTTATAGAATTTCCTGCAATACTTCCAAACGATGAACCTGTTTGGCCGGAGTATTGGTCAAAAGAAGATCTTGAAGCAGTCAAAGCATCTATCTCAACAAAAAACTGGAACGCACAATACATGCAAGACCCAACTTCGGAAGAAGGTGCAATCATTAAAAGAGATTGGTGGCAACATTGGGAAGGGGAACAGTTACCAAAACTATTACACGTAATACAATCTTACGATACAGCATTTTCTAAAAAAGAAACTGCAGATTATTCAGCCATTACTACTTGGGGAATATTTGAACCAAGTCAAGGATATGAAAAATGCATAATACTTTTAGATGCAGAAAAAGGTAGATATGATTTTCCTGACTTAAAAAATCTTGCCATAGAAAAATATCATTATTGGGAACCTGAAACAGTGATCGTTGAAGCTAAAGCTAGTGGTCAGCCATTAATACATGAGCTTAGAAGAGCTGGTATACCAGTGGTTGATTTTGTGCCTGCAAGAGGCAGAGATAAGCATACACGTATAAATAGCTGTGCTCCTGTATTTGAGTCTGGTATGGTGTTTGCACCCTTAGACGAACACTGGGCACAGGAGGTTATTGAGGAATGTGCTGCATTTCCTAATGGTCAATATGATGACTATGTTGATTCTATGACCCAAGCTGTGTTAAGATATCGACAAGGTGGTTTTGTACAAACATACTCAGATGATTGGGACGAAC